TGATTCGCTTGCGTGAAACTCAAGTTTCTACCAACAATGAGACTGCTTATTCAACTCTGATTGGCTTGTTTGTTAACGATGCCAAGCGTCAGATTGAGGATTCTTTTAGTTGGAATGTCCTTGGTCGTACAGTTACATTGACCACATCATCAAGCGCCCATGTTTACTCAATGACAGGTGCTGGTCAAAAATTCCAAGTGATGGATGCTCTGAATACCACATCAAATGTTGCATTGCAGAATATCTCTTTTGTTGAGATGAACAGGTATCAGAATCTTGTTCCTTCAATCACTGGAGTTCCTCAGTACTACGCATTTGATGGTGTAGACAATAATGGAGATACAAAAGTAGTTCTCTATCCAAGACCTGATGGCGTTTATAGCATTCCATTCTCTCTGACAGTACCACAAGCTACATTGACTGCTGATGGCACTTCAGTATTAGTTCCTGATGTTCTTGTTGTGCAGAATGCTTATGCTAGAGCATTGGTTGAGCGTGGTGAAGATGGTGGATTGAACTCTTCTGAGGCTTATCAACTATACAGAGGTATGTTGTCAGACCAGATTGCTTTAGAAGGCACTCGTTATCCTGAAAATCAGGAGTTTGTAGCAGTATGAGCCAACAACTCCAAACGCAAAGTATCTCAGCACCAGGCTTCTTTGGTCTGAATACACAAGACTCGCCATTAGATTTGGCGGCTGGTTTTGCTTTGGTTGCAACAAATTGCATCATTGATCAATATGGTCGCATTGGTTCTCGCAAGGGTTATGCAAGGGTTAATTCATCTTCTGGAAACCTTGGTGCTAACGATGTTGGTGTTATCCATGAGTTAGTTCAATCTGATGGCACTCTTACAGTTTTGTTCGCAGGTAATAATAAGTTATTTAAGTTAGATAGCTCAAACGCTGTTGTTGAATTGACCTATGGGGGGGGTGGTACTGCTCCCACCATTACTGCTAGTAATTGGTCATGTGCTTCACTCAATGGGATTACTTATTTCTTTCAAGTTGGGCATGATCCATTGATTTATGACCCTGCTGTAAGTACATCAACTTATCGCAGAGTTAGTGAGAAAACTGGATATGTAGGAACTGTTCCTTCTGCGAACATTGTTATCTCTGCATTTGGACGTTTGTGGGCTGCTGATACTGCTTCAGACAATGTAACTGTCTTTTTCTCTGACCTTTTAGCGGGTCATGTTTGGAGTACAGGAACGGCTGGAAGTTTGAACATTGATAGAGTTTGGCCTAATGGTGCTGATGAGATTACAGGATTAGCGGCACATAACAACTACTTAATCATCTTTGGTAAACGTCAGATTCTGGTGTATGCCAATGCGACTTCACCTGCAATTATTACTTTGTCTGACACTGTTGGCGGCATTGGATGTATTGCTAGGGATTCTATTCAGAGTACTGGTAAGGATGTTTTGTTCTTATCCAACTCTGGTGTTAGATCATTTGCTAGAACGATCATTGAGAAGTCTGCTCCGATTGGAGACTTGTCTAAGAACATTCGCAGTGACTTTATGGCTATTGTTGGTAGTGAGACACCTTCAAATATCAAGACTGTTTATTCTGAGACAGAAGCCTTTTACTTGTTGACTGTGCCTACTGTTAAAGAGGTTTATTGCTTTGACACAAGAGGTCAATTACAAGATGGTTCTTTCAGGGTTACTGTTTGGAACTCTATAGAGCCAAGTGCTTTGTTATCTCGCAGAAATGGTGATGTTCTGATTGGCAAGAATGGTTACATTGGTAAGTACAGCACTTATCAAGACCATACTTCTTCTTACAGGATGCAGTACTTTACTAATCATGCTGACCTTGGAAATGCCAATGTCACTTCATTGTTAAAGCGTTTAAAAATAGTTGTGATTGGTGGATCAAACCAGTTTGTCACTATTAAGTGGGGATTCGACTTTAATACAAATTACTTGTCTACCAATGTATTGATTCCTTCTCAAGGAACGTCTGAATATGGTATTGGTGAATACAATATTGCTCAATATTCTGATGGTGTTGCTATACAGACCTTGGTTGCACAGGCAAGTGGTAGCGGTAAAATTGTTCAAACTGGCTACGAAACAAATATCAATGGTACTGCGCTTTCTATGCAGAGAATTGAAATTCAATCTAAAGATGGGAAAATGTCGTGAGTAACTATACACAATCCACTAACTTTGCTACTAAAGATTCACTTCCTTCTGGTGATCCACTAAAGATTGTCAAGGGTACTGAGATCAATACTGAGTATGTCAATATTGCTGTTGCTATTGCGACTAAGGCTGATTTAGCTTCTCCTACATTTACTGGTACACCAGCAGCGCCTACTGCATCTAGTGGAACAAACACTACTCAATTGGCGACTACTGCTTTTGTTACTGCGGCAGTAACAGCTTCTCTGGCAGTTTTGTATCCTGTAGGCTCTATTTACATCAATGCGGGTGTTTCAACAAACCCTGCGACTTTGCTAGGCTTTGGTACTTGGACAGCATTTGGTGCGGGTCGAGTCATGGTTGGCCTCAATGCAGGTGATCCACTATTTGATACTTTGGAAGAAACTGGTGGTAGCAAAGATGCTATTGTCGTAGCACATACTCACTCTACAAGTACAACAGTTAGTGATCCTCAACACAATCACGCAGCATCTGCTGGAAATTTCCTTACAGAAACAAATGCTGGTACTTATGCCTATGGTGGGCCTGGCGCTAACATAAGTGTCGTCAACAATACTGCAAACGCATCTACTGGTATTAGTGTTTCAACAACAATTAACTCTACTGGTTCATCTGGTACTGACGCTAACCTTCAACCATACATTGCTGTGGCGATGTGGAAACGTACAGCATGATTACGCACCACTTCAGTGATGGTTTGTATGCCAAGGAAGCCTCATTTGAGGCGGGTACAGCCATTCTGAAGCATACCCATGACTTTAGCCATTTGTCTATCTTAGCTAAAGGTAAGGTTGCGGTGATGAAGGGTGATGAAGTAGAAGTTATTGAAGCGCCAGCGTGTGTTGAGATTAAAGCAGGTCTTACACATGGTGTTAAGGCTTTGACAGATTGTGTTTGGTTTTGTATTCATGCCACTGACGAGAAAGACCCGTCAAAAGTGGACAATATTTTGATTGGAGTTTGATATGCCATTTATAGCAGCAGGAGCATCTTTAGTCGGTGGTTTATTAGGTGGTCGTTCAGCAAGAAAAGCCGCCCAGACACAAGCTGATGCACAGATTAGAGCGGCACAGATTGCGGCTGATGAGGCTCGGTTTAGGCCAGTTGGTGTGACCACTCGATTTGGATCATCTAACTTTACAACTGATCCAACAACAGGTCGTGTAACTGGTGCGGGTTATACATTAGACCCAAGAATGAGAGCCATGCAAGACCGATTCTTAGGTCTAGCAGAAACAGGTTTGACTCAAGCAGAACAAGGACAAGCTCAGTTTGCACCACTACAGGGTGCGGCTGGTGGTCTTTTCAATCTTGGTCAACAGTACATGGCTCAGTCTCCTCAAGAAGCGGCACAGCAGTATATGAGTAAACAACAAGAGTTGTTAGCTCCAAGCCGTGAGCGTCAATATGGTGCATTGCAGAATCAATTATTCCAAACTGGTCGTGGTGGTTTGGCAGTAGGTGCTACAGGTGCTAGACCAAGTGGTGCGGCAGGTCTTGGTGCTTCTAATCCTGAGTCAGAAGCCTACTACAACGCTTTGGCTCAACAAGATGCAGGTTTAGCGGCACAAGCAATGCAAGCTGGACAACAGCAAGTAGCTTTTGGTGCGGGTTTGTTTGGCACTGGTGGTAACTTGTTAAACCAAAGTTTTCAAGGTCAAGCTGCGGCTCTCGCTCCTTATCAAGCCTATTTGTCTGGTGCTACTGGTTTAGAGAATCTTGGACAACAACCATTTGAGATGGGTGCGGCTTTGGGTGGTCGAAATGCTAATACAACAGGTGCTAATATTTTGGCACAAGGTGGTATGAATGCGGCTAATTCAATGTTTGCGGCTAATGCCTATAACCCGTTTGCAACTGCTTTGACAG